TCTTACACGCCGAAAGGCAAGGAGACGCTAACCATGAAACAGCAAAAAGCGATATTTATCGCCATCGTTATTTGTATTGCCGCTTTAGCGGCTGTGCTGGTCACGAGGAAGGACCTCTGTGAGGTTCGCATCCGAAGCGGTCAAACGGAGGTTGCTGTTTTCATGGATTACGAACCCAGGTAAGAGCAACGGCGGGGAGAAATCCCCGCCATCTCTTGTTGTTGAGCATGGCTCTCAAGCGCCCTTATTGACTAAATTCTAGCCCTTTTTGGGCTTTTCTTTTGTATGGGTCAAGGACAGCTCACTCCTCCCAAAACCATATCAGCATCACATTTTGGATATTACCGACTCATATATTCGCAAAAGTGATGTAGTGTATTGTATGGATCACTTAATAGAGTGAATTAATGCGATTAGTAAGGTTTTCTTTTAAGGAGTTGAGATGTCGAAAGAAACACGTCAAAAAATTGTGCATTACAAAAGGGCGGTAATACCTAACTGCAAATCTAATTTACAAGACATTGTAGAATCGATCATTTCTGAAAATGGAGCGGCTAACAAAGTATCAAAAAGGCGCGAGAAAATTAATCAGTCGGATAGTAACAGTGGTTATAGACTCATAAATAGAAACAGTACGTATAAGACAATCTTATTCGGGCAGTTAATTTTATTTGAGCAAGGAAAAAGCCAGGCATTAATGACAATTAGTGATGATGCAAGTTTTTACGATATTAATTCTATCACATCACAACAAATTAAACTTGAAACTGACGATAATATTTCGGATGAAGAAAAATCCAAAATAAAGAGAGAATTTATTGATTCCATTCTTTATTTTGGGATATTTAAAAACCATTTTATGGTTGTACAGTCAAGCTCTCTCAGAGTTAAAGATGTAGAGACGCATTTGAACTGGTTAATTCATAACTTTGGGGATACCCTCAATAAAGATAACTACCTAATTCTTCAAGATAAACCAACCGAAGAAACAATAAAAAAAATTACAGAGTCACCAGTGAAAAAAATAAATCTAGGCAGCGTTCCTATAAAGTCGGAGACTCCTGATAATAAAATACATATAACGTATAAATCAGAGGTTGATAAAAAAAATCACATACAAAAAGTAAAAAAATTGAAATTTATGCCCACTGGAAAGGGTGGTGATATAATAAAAGCGGCATTTGGTGAAAACTGGTTTAACGATTTACAACTAGAAGATTCGCTTGATGAAGCTAATTTACAGGTTAATCTAGAAATTACATATTTTAGAAAAACAACAAAGTCAGGACAGAGAGTTTTAGATACTTTAGCAACATCACTCCGAAACTTTGATGACGACGACATTAAAATAGAACTTCAAGGGGGTGGGATCATAATGGGTAAAGAAATGCGGCTATCAGGAAAGCTAAGTATCCAGTACAACAATGGATTAATTGACGAAAATCATCTATACTTACAAATGCACAAATGGCTAATCTCTAAGATCGAGGCTGGAGAGATTGAGGTTAAGAAATAAAATAATCAAGGGGGCTATAAATGAAAACGAAAACGCTTGTTATCGTGCTTACTGTAGCTTTCTTTGTGGGATTTTTATCCATATTTTTTTTAACCATGCTGGTTGATTTGAATAAATCAGCTACCCCTTGGATTCTGATTACATTACTATTATTTCCATCTAATTATTGTATCCAAGCCAGATTAAAAATAGCTGAATCAAACGAAAACACAACATTAACAAGGAGTGAGTTAAGAAGGCTCGATCCTATAATAGATATGAAAAAATCTAGACTTACGATGCTAATAATTTTCTATATGATCTCAGCTATTGTAATAATCTTGGGGTTATTATTAATAAACCAAGCATCTGATTATTTTAATTACCTAATTTCTTTTTGTTGTGGATTGGTTTTCTCTTCTTTATCTTCCTTTATATATATAAAATCAATAATGGATGAAATTCAAAGGTTTAAAAGTATACTATTGCATAGAACCGAAGAGGAGAAAAAAACAAATGAATTGTTGGAATCTCTAAAAAAGGATTAACCCAACCACTACTTAGGTGGATCTTGTGTTGAATACCAAAGCCCGCCCTGCGCGGGTTTTTCATATATGCCGCTTAATTGCGGTTTTTTTGCATTTAATTAACCAGCTTTGGCAGGTTTTACGGGGGAAATATGGCAAAAATAATCAAAGGTCGAAAAGGGGGCGGCGGTAAGCAACGCACTCCCATTGAAGCCCCGGATTCAATTCAATCGATATCTAAAGCTAAGCTACTACTAGCGCTTGGTGAGGGTGAGTTCGCTGGTGGGCTGGAGGGTACCAATATTTACTTGGATGATACGCCTATTGCCAATGATGATGGGAGCCTGAATTTTGCCGGGGTTAAATGGGAGTTTCGGCCAGGCACCCAATCACAAGAATATATTCAGGGGATACCCGCCGCTGAAAATGAAATCAGAATAGGCACGGAGCTAAAAAGTGATCATCCGTGGATACGTGCTGTTTCTAACACTAAGCTATCTGCCGTCCGTTTGCGCCTTGGCTGGCCCAACTTGCAACGACAAAAAGAAAGTAATGGGGATACAGTGGGTTATCGCATTGAGTATGCGATAGATGTTGCTACTGATGGCGGAGCTTATAAAGAGGTCTTGAAAGCGGCTGTTGATGGTAAGACAACAACACTTTATGAGCGCTCATACCGTATTGACTTACCCAGTGCTACTACGGGCTGGCAAATCAGAGTAAGAAGGCTGACGCCCAATCAAAATACAGTCAGAATTGCCGATAAAATGCTGCTTCAGGCAATCACTGAAATTATTGATGCCAAACTACGGTACCCGAACACCGCCTTGCTCTATGTTGAATTTGATTCCAAGCAATTTCCAGATATCCCCAGAATCAGTTGTAAACCGAAAGGACGTGTTATCCGTGTGCCGTCAAATTATGATCCGGTAACGCGGGCCTATTCAGGGATATGGGACGGTACGTTTAAGTGGGCATATTCAGATAACCCGGCCTGGATTTTCTACGATCTTATCTTGTCGGATATGTTCGGCCTGGGGAGCAGAATCAACTCAACACTAGTCAGCGAAGCAGAACTTTATCGTATTGCCCAGTATTGCGATCAATTGGTACCGGATGGCCGGGGTGGTGATGGCAAAGAACCTCGCTTCACATGTAATGTCTATATTCAGTCTCGCAATGATGCTTGGACCGTATTACATGATCTCGCTGCTATTTTCAGAGGTATGACGTACTGGGGACAATATCAACTTGTCGCACTGGCTGATATGCCGCGCGACATGGATTACATTTTTAACCACTCAAATGTCATCAATGGTAAATTTTCATACACATCAGCCAGTGAACGAACCCGATATACAACTGCAATGGTGAGCTGGTCAGATCCCGACAATCACTATGCTGATGCTATTGAACCGGTTTTTGAAAATGCATTAGTGCGCCGCTACGGTATCAATCAGACTGAAATCACGGCTATTGGCTGCACTCGTCAAAGCGAAGCTAACCGGCGAGGACGATGGATATTACTGACAAATAGCGAAGATGACGCTATATCGTTCAGCGTTGGTTTAGAAGGGCAAATCCCGCTACCCGGTCACATCATCGGAGTTGCTAATAGAAACCGGGCAGGCCGTATAATCGGCGGGCGTATTAGTGCTGTATCAGAGCGCAACATTACACTAGACAGAAAGCCAGATGCTAAAGAAGGCGATCGCCTGTTAATCAACTTGCCAGGCGGCAAATCAGAAGGCCGGACAATTCAGGCAGTCAATGAAAAAGTGGTCACTGTCACTACCGCTTATTCAGAAACACCGGCTGTTGAATCAGGCTGGGCAATTGATGCTGATGATCTCTTTGTTCAGCAATTCAGAGTGACCGGTGTGCGCGACAAGGGCGATAACACATTTGAAATCAGCGCGGTTCATCATGACCCTGACAAATACGCCCGGATTGATACGGGTGCAAGGATTGATGAACGCCCTATTTCTGTTATCCCGCCCGGTGTTCAGGCTCCTCCGAAAAATGTTGCTATCAGTAGTTACTCAACTACACATCAGGGGATAGCTATCACTACACTGAGAGTAACGTGGGACGCTGTAGAAAATGCCATTGCTTATGAATCGGAATGGCGAAAAGACAACGGTAACTGGGTATCCGCGCCGAGAACGTCAGCCCTGGGCTTTGAAGTCGATAATATCTATGCCGGTCGTTACCAAGCCCGCGTTCGTGCAATCAATGCCTCTGAGATATCAAGTGTGTGGGCTAACGCTTCTGAAACAATGTTGAAAGGCAAAGAGGGTAACCCTCCGGTACCGCTTAACTTCCGTACAACCCCGATTATTTTCGGTATTCAGATTGATTGGAACTTCGGTGATGATACTTCAGACACTCAACATACTGAAATTCAATATAGCAAGACAAACGATGGCAATGATTTGATGCTGTTGTCTGACGTTCCTTATCCTCAGCGAACTTATACGATGCAGGGTCTTGCTGCGGGTGTGGCTTTCTATTTCCGTGCACGTTTAGTCGATAAGACCGGCAACCAAAGTCAATGGACTGAGTTCATTAAAGGGGCGTCGTCTTCAGATGCAAGTTGGATAATTGATGCTGCGGGCGATCAGTTCTTATCAACAGATGCTGGGAAAGCGCTGCAATCTCAGATTGATGATAATGCCGAAGCAGCGCTTGAAAATGCTGCGGCACGTGATGCAGATATCAAACGCTGGATGAAAGAGAACGGAAACAGAAAAGCCGAGATTGTTGAGATACGTGAAGTACAAGTATCAGACAAACAGTCATTTGCACGTTATCAACAACAAGTATCTAGTCAGTTTGGGAATACAAACTCAAGCATTTTAGATATTAAAACGTCAGTATCTAAATTAAATGAATCAACAGCAAAAGATATTAATCAGGTTAAAGCGGAGGTTAATGATAATACAAATAAAATCACTTTAGCTAAAGGGCTTATTCAAGAGAATAAAACGGCAATTGCAAATACGGATAACGCTTTGTCTGAATATAATACACAGACAAGTGCCGAATTCAAAAAACAACGAGCTTTAATTGACACAAAAGCGACTACTGTTTTTGACAAAAAAGGAGACGGCTCAGCAATATATACAGTAAAAGCCGGGATTAACTATAACGGGCAATATTATGGTGCCGGGATGGTTATTGGCTCCGAAGTTAAGAATGGACAAGTCACAACAAATATTGGCTTTAATGCTGAAACTTTCGGTGTTTTTAATCCAGCGAATAACAAGCTTGAATCTGTCTTCTTCATCAAGAACGGGCAAGTGTTCATGCGCAGTGCATTCATTGACAGTGCGACTATTCAAGAGTTGCTTGTGAATGTTGATCTGAAATCAGTAAATTACATTCCGAACAAAAGCGGCTTTAGAATTGATGCAAACACGGGCCTCATGGAAATGAATGGAACAAACGGAGGGTATCGAACACAACTCACAAGTCGAGGGTTTTATTTGTTTGATAAGAACGGTACAGCAATAGTTGAATGTGGGGTTTTTCTATGAGTAATTACGGACTAAAAATAACAAACCCTAATGACGGAGTGTCTTTTATCTTCAATGAAAAAACCTCTCCGTGTGCGATTATATGGTCAAGAGCTGTAGAGGCCAGCCGGGGCGATATCTTGAAAAACCCTACTGTAGGGCAGAATGGATTCTGGTATGACTGGGAGTGTCCCGTAAAAATTCCCTCCGGCTATAGATTCACAATAATCAAAAGTGGTGGGATGGCAATAGTAAAACGTCGATACACTGGGCGTGGGGTCTTTTTTGATGGCGCACTTGAGATGATTCAGTATTCTGAAAATAACGGGATAGTGACCGTGTCGGGTTTGGGTGATGATACACAAATCTTTGTTGATCGACTGGCATTAAACAATCTTATAAAAATCATTGCGTGGCCTGACCCTAAATTAAAAACGCCGGGCTTAAATTATGGCTTGCGTGTTGCGGGTAACACGGTCTTTCTCAATGAAAAACCCCCAATGGGTTATGGATATGCTTTTCATAAAAAGAAAATGAATATCAATGGGATTTTTAATCCAAAAGATGTTGATCCGTCACTCACAATAGATAATGCCATATTCTTTTTCTATACAGATAATTCAGACGCCATCATGAGAGCGAGAGAAGATTATTCATATTTGGATTATTCCGTGTGGTCGGAATATGTATGTATAAATAAAAAGACCGGCAAAGAAATGAGCGCGAATTGGTGGGTTGTTGCGTTTACTAATCCAAAAGGAAATGAGCTATCTGGAGGAACGGGGGGATTAAGAATAAGAAACATCAAAGGGGAAATCACTTTTTCATCTTATTACGGTGTCTTATCGCTTCCTGTTCAGGTGCCTGGGAATAATTTTTTTGCCGGTAAAGCGGTGAGTCTTCCAAACATTAAACGCCCGATGTATATGCCAACGGTTGTCGGGCAGTCTATATTTCAGCCGAACTATGACTGGTGGAACTGGGTAGAAGAAAGGTGGGAAAGGCCGACTAATTTTTATTGGATTGGGGAATTATGTTTAGGTAATAATGACAAATATTCACTGTCTCTTTTCAATCTTGCTAGGGTTCAGGATGGGGCAGGTATGCAGAACTACAAAGACGGATACAGAGAAGTCAAAACCAGTCAGCCAATTTTAATATTGGATGCCGAAACCTATTTCAATTTTTAATTATTAAGGAATAATCATGTCTTCATACAACACAGGCACAATTTCAATTGCTGCCAACTCAGATATTGCCACTGGCACAAATACGAAATGGAAAGATAATAAATTCGGTGTTGCTCCGGCTCAGACTATTTTAATCAAGGTCGGGAATGCTTTTAAGTTATCAGCAATTAAAAACGTTAATAGTGATACTGAATTAGTCTTAATCGATAAATTCCCTGATGCTGTTTCTAATGCTACATATTTTATTCAAACATCGGTTCCAGATACGTATTCAGATGCAGCCCGAAAAGTTACGGCGCAATTGGGTTATACAGATGAGCTGTTATTCAATTTGAATAAGTGGATGACAGAGAACGGGGTAGTAACTGTTGTTACGCCCGAAGGCAAGACAATTCAGCTTAAGTCTATCAATGCGCTTGCATCAGATATCAGCAACAGACTGACAAAAGACCAGAACGGTGCAGATATCCCTAATAAAAGTAAGTTTATAAAAAACCTGGGTTTAGCGGAAACGGTGGAAAGGGCGAATAATGCGGTACCGAAATCGGGTGGCACCTTAACTGGCCCCTTAAGTGTTCCAAAGATTTCGGTCGATGCACAGAATAAGCAGAGAACAACAATAATCTCTACAAATGATACCGGGGAAAGTGTTATTGCAAATTATTTTAACGCGTTGGTTTTAAAATCCGGTTCCGTGTCATATAGCAACAAAGATTTGGCTTTTCAGGCAGATACTATTAATACAAAACCAGCCGTTGTTGTTTGGAAAAGCACATCTTCAACAATCGATAATTTTGATAATGTTCCATCGAATTCGACGTATTTCGGTTATATCGATTCAGTAAAAAACGCCCCTCCTTTTCCCGGGACTGGAATTAAATTTTCAGGAGGTTTTAATGGTTATGACGTGATGCTTCATTCAACGTACTACGGAGCGGCTGGATTATGTCACAGGACCAGAAATGGTGATAATGGCCAGTGGAGTCCGTGGCACACAATTTGGTCAACAAGCAATGCACAACCGGATGGTAACGGTTTTCTCAAACAATCTTCACCCATAATAGAAATCCACCCCTCTGGCGAATTCGCAACTAACGAAGAATCAGAGGGGGCAGAAGTCACAAAAGAGAGCACTGGCATTTACCATATATCTAATGTTTGTGGCTATAACACAGACATGGGCTGGGGCGTACACGGTGGTATCTCAGTACCGAAAGATAATAACAATCTTGAACTGATTTTCGTTGATGACAGAGTGCAGAGTGACGGCTCTATCATCATTGAAACCTTTCACAGACAGCACGCTCACTTACCAACCCGTTTTCAGAACTGGCGACTTAAGTGTATTGATGCTAACAATGAACGTGTTTTTTACAAAGATGGAGAGCCTTGCGATATTCCTGAACACTGTAGATTAGATGTGAGAGTCCAAATGCCTGAAGATTCAGTGTGGAACGTTAAGCAGAGGGAGATGCAGGATCATCATCAGAAGGAACTGGAACAGTAGCAGCTTTCTC